TATACTTTAGCTGCATCAACGAGCAAGTCTTGCGCCATTTGATCTCGCTTCAAGTCATCTTCTGCGGCGGCTTTTTGCGTATCAAGCTGTAATTTAGCCATATCTGATTGCATCTTAGCTTGCGCTTTCATTTGCTCTGCCTGCAAGAACGCAGCATTAGGGTCTTGTGCTTCACCTTGCTGTGCTTGCGCCTCTTGTTGCTGTTGTAGCATTTGAGCTTCAATTTCTTCAGTAATTGGAGCGAAATAGCGGTCAGCGTTTCTTATGCCAGCAACAGCCAATTGATCCGCTAATGTGTTTCGGATATTAGTCATACTCACTAAACCATTCATTGGGCCATATGTCTGATAAACCATAGTCTGCATTTGCAATGCCTGGTTTAAGGCCATAACTTTTTCCTCTTCACGTCCAGTTCCCAAGCCTACATTAATGCTAACGTCCATTGAGCTATCCCATACTCTAGGATCAACTGGTACAAATGTGCCGTTCATACGCATCATTTGCTCTTCATCTACATTCTTATTTGATAGTCGTAACATTATGCCAAACAAGTCTCTCATGCCATCGGCTAGGTTACGCACCATAACTTCAACTTGCCCAGCCGCAGCTTGCACAGTAGCTTGCACAGCCGCTTTAGTTGTAGATTGCATTGCATCTGGGTCTAATCCCATTGAAGCCCGTGAGACGCCTGTTTTAGTCTCTACAAGGCCATCTAGGTAAGTTAATGCACCTAATGTCTGCCCAGCAGTAAATGGCACTGACAAGTCTTGTACCGCACCAGCTTGGCGCATTCTTACAATTGCACCAATCTCGTTGTTTAGCACGTCATCAATGTTAGCTGCGCCTTCTATGACCGCCAAACGTGGATTATTCGTCATTGCTACGTTATCCAAGATTGAACGTAGTATTGATGTAGCTGCGTCTTGGTCATCCATAACTATTTCAGCTAGTGAACGTCCATAGAATGTATGTGGTTCTGGGTCTATCTCAAACTTAGCAAAAGGTAACTCATCGCATGGCTCAAAGTCTAGCATCTCATATGATGTACCACCGCAAGTAATCTTGTGTAATACGGGTATGCCAGTGCCATCAGCATCTATTCGCATATATGCTTCTGTCACAGTTACATTTTTCATTGACGGGTCTTGCTCATCTTCATCAGATGTATCTAAGTCATACCCACGTCTTTCATGTACTTCAGCTTCAGTCATTTCTGACCCATTATCAAAGCTGTTTAAATCTAATACAACTTCAGGGTCATACCCCATTGCAATTAAATCACCCGCACGCATTTCAGTTCTATGAGCCACCAAGTAAGCATCTTTAAGATTGCGTGCATCTCGGTTTACAAAGAACTCTTCAGGTGGAACGCTTTCTATGCATAGTTCACCACGTTCTTGTTGGCGGCTAATCTTTATGCTGTGTAATGGTGTTTCTATCTCCATGCCCATCTCATCCATTGAGATGCTCATTTCTGTAGTTTGCTCAAGAACGCTTACTTCATCATCATCTGTAAGATATGCAAGTTCATCATCATTTAAGTCTGTAAATGTGTATATCTCTGCTTCTGGATATGTCATCCAGTATGCTTTTACGATACCTTGTTTTTTCACAAGTGCATCTTGGAATGCATCATTAATTACGCGGTATCCGTTTAAACGTGTAAACTCATGGTGCATAAATTCAGTGGCTTGATCTGCCATTGCTACATCTTCTGGGCCATGTGGTACAAATTCTACTGGCTTTGCTGTACTTAGGAATATACGCATTAAGCTTGGTTTTACAGCACGTACGGTATCACGTACTTTTGTGGCTACAACTTTACTTCTGCCATCCTCATAACCAAGGTCAACTTCACCATCATAGTAGCGCTGTGCTTTGATTCTATCTTGGCTTATTTCGCTTTCAACAAAATCTACTGCGCTAGCAATAGCGTCTTGGACAATACCTTCAACTTCTCTACGTGATTTTGGTTTTAATTCCATGATCTATTCCTTAATCTGCCTGTAAGCCTAGTAATATAGCAATATTTTCTTTAGACATTAGCTTTTTATTTTCTGGTGCAATGCCTGTAGCCACCATATCCAATATATCATCAACAGATTTCATAGCTGACTTTTCAGATTTTACTTTTGCTGTTACCCCCGCAATAGTGCCTAATACCATTTGTGGATTTTGTGATATGGCTGCTATATTTAATGCCTGCATCAAGCCATTACCAGTTGGAGATAACTTACCTACTAATCTTAATGCGTTTTCTTTTACGTCACCACGAACGAATTTTCTCATTAAATTAATTTCATCTTCAGAAAAATATTTTGAATCACGTTTACTATTAATAATTCTAGTCATTGCTTGGCGATATTTATTTACTACGTTACCACCAGAACCAGATGCGGCGGCCTGATCTTGCGCTTTAATTATTGCGTTCTCAAGTAGTTCAGACTTTTTATATTTTTTATTAGCTTCTCTTGCTATGTTCATTAATTTATTTGCAGGCTCTTTTGCCATAATAAGATCGTCAATTTCATCAATCATACCTCTTATGCTGTCTTCATTTCTAGCAACACTATACCTCTTATATAAACCTTGTCTTAATTTATCTAATTGACCTACTGTAAGCTCCTTACCTAATTGAGCTTCTAATACTTTAAAAGATGCAGTTGTTTGTTTATCAACTTCTGGTACATAATTAGGGTCAACATCTAAAGATGATTTTATTCTAGCAAATAATCCACCAACTTCATCTGGTGAAAATTTAACTCCAGAATCATCTACTTCTTTATAAGCTGCATTCTTATAATCTCTTTGTGCATCTAGGCTTGGTCTTTCATCTGCTTTTTTTGCAAATGCTTTAACAGTTTTATTTGCTGTTGCGGGCGCGGCGAATGCCCCTAAAACTCTAGCTATAGGTTCATAAATTGTACCTTCAGACATTTGCCCAGCAGTTTCACTACCTAAAGCAGATATGATTAATGGCTTTAATCCTGTACCTGTAATTGCTGCTGGAACAAATTCGCCTACAGTACCAGCATATTCTGCTACTGTTGTCTCGCCTTTACGCTCAATACCTTCAGGATCAGCACCAACTGCCCCCGCAAGCGCGGCATATCCTTTATCAAAGTATTCACCAGTTTTGCTGTCAAATATAGGTATATTAGGCTTCTGGTCATCGCCACCAGCTAAATCAATTAGCTCCTGAATACCACGCTTACCACCACGATAAATTAATTCTGGTGTTGAAGCTATACCCCTAATACCACGCAACATACCTGCGCCAGCAGAACCAATAACGTCACCAACCTTTTCACCTAAAGTATCAACTTCACCACTACCCATAACTTTATCATATGTAGTTAAAGGTTCTGTTGACTGTGTAGATTGCCTGCGTTGAAGTTCACGTTTAGCAAGCTCTAGTTTAGCTTTATTGAGGGTTTCATTCATTTTTATTACCCTTTATTTATTTTCATTATCAGCAATGTATTGCTTTAATTGCTCGTCTGTCATCTTTGAAAAATCAACTGTGCCTATATTCTCTGGCATATCCAAGGATACATTTGAATAGCCAGCTTCCTTTTTAGCATCTTCAGGGTAAGCATTAAACTTACTTATTACATCATTGTATCTGTTTTCTAATATTCCTAAGTTTTTACCAAAATCTTCAGCACTTAAACCTTGGTCTAAACTCACCAATACACTTTGTAAGAACATAAGTTCTCTTTCTGAAACCTGACCTAATGCTCCGCCTGTTGGACTAGCTTTCCTCATTGCGTTAAGTTTATCAAAACCAATATTTGCTTTGATTGTATTTAACATTGTAGAAACCGCGTAAGCATTAGTACCCGCTATTTTCTTTAAATTACTTCCAGCAAAACCAGTAATCGGCAATGTTGTATTGTTTAGTTTTTCTTTTATTTTATCAATATTTCCAACTATTACGCCAGCAGTTGCAAGTTCTTGCTTTTTGCCTGTTTCTTCTGCTCCAGCTGCAGCTTCAGCTTCTATAGCCGCTTTACTACCTGGCACTGGTTGCATACTGTATGATTTATTTCCAGCCTCGTCTACACCCTCAATTAATTGATAACCTGCTGGTATTGTTCCAAACTGTGCTGGTGCGCCACCAGATGAAACGCCACCTTGAAGCATGAATGTTTGATATTCTGGTGTACCTGGCACTAAGCCAGCAAGTTCAGCTCTTTTTTGTAAAGCAATACGATTATCTTTACTTGGAGTAAGAAGTACAGTCGCCGCTTGCTGTGGAGTTATAGCCCCAGACTTAACTAAGTTAGCTAAATCTTCTCTACCTCTAGCTATAAGCATTTCTATAGTCTTATTCTTATTACCAGCCGCAACACGTTGCGCTCCACGTTCACGTATTGCTTCACCACCACGCATCTCTGGCATAATTAATGGATCAAGTGCGGCGGCAAAGTTTTGCATCCTACTTAATCCAGTATCGTTATTTCGTGTTTTGGCGTAATCCAGTAAACCACCCAAACCGCCTCGCGGTTTTGATGGATTTACTTGCTCTTGAATGATTTGTTCAGGTTTTTTTATCATGCTTTATCCCATCATTCCCGCACCAAGTTGTAGATAATTAAACAATCCTGGCTTCATAGAGTTTGTTGTTGATTGTGGTACTGGTGTAACACCAAGTGCAGCAAGTGGCGCATTGAGCGCCGCAGTTGGCGCTCCAGTGTAACCTGCATACTGTTGTTGTGCTGCATCAATAAGTGCTTGCTGTATGCCTTGCTGTAGCAGACCTTGTTGAGCTTGCTGTTGTTGTATTGCTTGGCCTGTACCAAATGCTTGCTGACCTAATGCACCCATTTGAGCTGCAGCGCCAAGGTTTTGCTGGTTAGCTTGCGCCGCCGCAGCTTGGTTAGCTAATTGAGCTGACATGCTTTGCGTTGCACCAAATTGGCCTGCTTGATTTAATGCAGCTTGATTTGCTAACGACATTTGATTTGCCGCAGTTGACCCAAACTGTGCCGCTTGATTTTGTGCCGCCATGTTAGCTGCCGCAGCTTGGTTAGCCGCAGATGAGCCAAATTGAGCTGCTTGGTTTTGTGCTGCCGCCGCTTGTTGAGATGCTACGTTTTGTGCGCTTGCACCAAATTGGCCTGCTTGATTTAATGCCGCTTGGTTTGCAAGGTTTGATTGTTGTCCAAAGCCAGCAGTGGTTGTCCCAGCCGCTAAGTTGGCTTGTTGGTTTGCTAGAGCCGCTTGCTGTGCTGTGCCTATATCTTGTAGTGCCATTTGTTGTGCTTGCGTATATCCAGCTTGGCGTAAGCCTGATGCTGTTTTAGCCGCTTGTTCTGCAAATGCTCGATTAGTTTCTGCTTCAGCAATGCCTTGACGTGATCCGCCATATGCGTTTGATGCTGTTGCTTGCGCGCCTAATTGATTTTGCGCCAGCTTACGTGATCTTTCAATATCACCTAATGCTTGATCTACAACTTGGCTTTCAAATGGGTTTGTATAAGCACCAAGATTAGTACCTGAAAGTTGCCCAGCTTGCACGTTTTGGGCTGATACTGTCGGAGATGTTCCAACTGTAGAAGCGCCATATCCAGTAGCAGTTGGCCCTGTTGATGCATAACCTTGGCTTGTCATTGCGCTTGGTCTGTATCCAGAAGCTTGTGCTGTTTGAGCTTGATAACTTACTGGCTGCACAGCTTGAGGCCTATAACCCATTGCTTGCTGTGTACCTAACATTGCTTGCTGTAGGCCGCCAGCCGCAGCTTGGTTTACGTTAAAGTTACCTTGTGGAGCTAATGGGGAAGCTTGATTTAAGCTTTGATTATAAGAGTTAGATATTGCTAAAGATTCAGGGCTATTATCATTCATTGCCCCAGGGCGTCTAACTGGGCCTCTTGGGTCAGCATACATTTGACCAGTGCCACCCATATCTTGAGGTATGCGTGCGCCGCCTTCTGAAATAAAATCAACTCCAGGCATTTTAGGGAAAGCGCCTGTGTTGGGTGCAGGCATACCATCTTTTCCAAATTTTGCTTGAAATTGTGGTTCAGTGCCGCCCCTTCTCATTAAAGGAGCTTGCCCGCCCATTGGTCTTATTTGTCCACCACCAGCCATGTTACGCTTCCTTCTTATTATTTTTTGGTAGCAATACTGCGCCTACTGCATATGAAAATGCTTCACCAACTGTAGCTATTACTTTACCAACTTTATTAGACTTATGTTTTTCTGGACTCATTGTATGAGCCATTTCTTCTGCCCATGCTTTAACAATAGGCCACATAACTTTACGTGCAACTTTACCGCCAATTGTGTCTTTTTTAACAAAGTCTGCTAAAGGCGCAGCCCACGCATGGTATCCGTTCATTAGTTTTCTATTGTTTCTATGCAACCAGACGCCGTATCTTTGGTCTAACCGCCATATCTCGCGTGGTAAATAGCCTAGCTCATAATATGCACAACATAGGATTTTTGATGAGCCTCCACCTCCACCGCCGCCGCCACCGCCGCCGCTGCTTACATTTGGGCCAGGCGCTCTAACAGCATTTCCTTTACTATCTTTAACGGCATTTCCGCTTGAGTCTCTAACAACTCCGCCAGTATATGTTGGCGTAGAGTTTGAGTTATCTCGT